CCGACCTGCCGGAGCCACCCAACCCCCGCCAGCCACACCCGGAGGGCGGCGGGCCATCGCTAGCCCAAGCCAAGCGGGCGAAGGCGGTCTATGAGGCGGAGCTGACCCGGCTAGAGCTGCAGAAAACCAAGAAGGAGCTCATCGGCGCCGATGAAGTGCGCCAGGAAGCCAGCCGCCTCGGCCGCCAGGTCCGCGACCTGCTGCTGACTATCCCCGGCCGCAACGCCGCGAAGGTGGCCAGCATGCAGGACGCTCAGGCGGTGCGTGATCTGCTGGAGGCCGAGATCACCAACGCGCTCAGGGGGCTGCAGCATGAGGCCGCTTGACGCCGCGACGATCTACCGCCAAGCCTTTATCGAGGCCCTACAGCCGCCGCTCGACCTGACCGTCAGCGAGTGGGCGGATCAGAACCGGATCCTGACCCGCCGCAGCAGCTCCGAGCCCGGCCAGTGGCGCACCGACCGGGTGCCCTACCTGCGCGAGCCGATGGACCTGCTCAGCCCGCGCGAGAAGCGCATCAAGCGGGTGGTGCTGCTGTTCGGATCACAGACCGGCAAGACCGAGGTGGGCCTCAACTGGCTGGGCCGCACCATCGCCCTAGACCCGTCGCCGTTCCTGGCGATGTTCCCCACCGAGAGTTTCGCCAAGCGCCAGATCCGCCAGCGCCTCACGCCGCTGTTCACTGACTCCCCGGCGGTGGCGGCCAAGTCGATCAGCACGAAGTCCAGGGACGCGGCGAACGCGATGTTCCTGAAGGAGTTTCAGGGCGACATGCTGGTGAGCATCATCGGCGGCAACAGCGGCAGCGCCGCGCAGGGCATGCCGGCGCAGAACGTGTGGGCTGATGAGGTGTCATCCCTGCCGCTGGAGATGGACGACAAGGGCGACCCGCTGGAGAACGCCGAGGCCCGCCAGACCAACTTCCCCGACCGCAAGGCGCTGGTCACCTCCACCCCCGGCAGCCGCGGCGCCTGCCGCATCACCTCCGAGTTCGAGGTGCGCAGCGACCGCCGCCGCTATGGCGCCCTGATGCCCTGCTGCGGCGGCCATGCCGTGATTGAGTGGCCGCACATGGTATGGGATAAGCGCGACGGCGAGGTGTGGTGCCAGTGCCCGCTATGCAATGAACGGGTGGCGCAGCACCACAAGACCGCCATGCTGGCCGGCGGGATCTGGACGCCAACGGCCAAGGGCGACGGCGAGACGGCGGGCTTTCACTTGCCGGGCTGGTATGCGCCGTATGGCTGGCTGAGCTGGGAGAAGATCCGCGATGAGTTCCTGCGCGCTAAGGCGGACCCGCTGCTGCTCAAGGGCTGGGTGAACAAGCGGGCCGCTGAGGCCTGGGAGGACGAGAGCCTGGCGAAGGTGAGCGCCGATGGCTTGATGGCCCGCGTCGGCGGCTACGGCCACGGCACTTGCCCGGATGGCGTACTTGCGGTGCTGATGGCCGTGGACGTGCAGGATACCTGGCTGGAGGTGTCGGTGTGGGGCTATGGCCGCGGCAAGCCTGAGCAGGCCTGGCGGATCTGGCACCAGAAGATCGAGGGCGACCCGGGGCAGGATCACGTCTGGGATCAGGTGACGACGATCCGCGAGATCGAATGGCCGCACGCAAACGGCGGCAAGCTGAAAGCGATCCACTGCGCGGTTGACACCGGCGGCCACTACACCAGCGAGGGGTATGACTACTGCCGCCGGTACGCCAAAGAGGGTGTGGTGGCCATCAAGGGCAGCAGCCAGAAGAATGCGCCGCCGCTCGGCAAAGGCTCAAAGCAGGACGTGACCTTCAGGGGCAAGACCGTGAAGGGTGGCGTCACGCTCTACATGATCGGCACACACGCAATCAAGCGGACCATCTACAGCCGCCTCAAGATTGAAGATCCCGGCGACGGCTACATCAACTTCGACGACGCCACCACGGAAGACTACCTGCAGGGCCTGACCTGCGAACGTCTGCAGCCGCGGTACGTGAAGGGGTTCCAGGTTCTGGAGTGGGTGAAGCCATCCGGCGCCCGCAACGAGCCGCTCGACCTGAAGGTGTACTGCCTAGCGATGCTGGAGCTGCTGAAGCGCCGCTACAACCGCCAGACCATGTGGGACCAGCTGGCGGCGCAGCTGGCGGCCTCCGTAGCCTTAGACCAGCAGGCCGCGCCACGAAAGGCCCGGAGTTTCACGGTGCTCAAATGACCCAGCCGGCCGAGCTCTACCAAGGTGATCTGACCAGCTGGATTGAGCTGCGCGTCCACCCCGACGCCACTGCCGTTCGCGTGTGGTTTCGCGCTGCAGCAGCTGGCGCCGGTATCGAGGCAGTGGCCACCGACACTGACGACGGCTGGAAGGTGGAGCTGAGCGCCGCCACGACGGCCACCATGGCAGCCGGCAGCTGGGAGCTGCAGATTGTCAGCACCGTCAACGGCGCACCGCTCACTACTGGCCGCGGCAGCCTGACCGTCCGCAAGAGCCTGGCCTTCAGTGGCACCCCGGGCGCGTTCGATGATCGCAGCCAGGCGCAGAAAGACCTAGAGGCGGTTGAAGAGGCGATCCGCGCCTTGGCCACGGGTGCGGTTGAGTATCAGATCGGCTCTTTAGGCTCCGGCGGCAGGAAAGTTCGCCGGGTGGACCTGCCCGATCTAATCATGTGGCGCGACCGCCTCAAGGCCGAGGTCGCCCGCGAAAAACGCGCCGAGATGATCGCGCAGGGCCTCGGCGATCCGCGCCGGCTCTATGTGCGGTTTCAGGGGGTGAGCTGATGGGTGTTCGATCCTGGCTGCAGCGGCAGATCCTGACCACTCGCCACGGCCGGCAGCAGGGCCAGCGGATGTTCGAGGGGGCCCGGCGCAACCGGCTGCTCCACGACCTGGTGGCGCCTACCACCTCCGCTGATGCCGAGCTGCGCGTCAGCCTGGCGGTGCTGCGCGACCGCTGCCATCAGCTGGTCAGGGACAACCCCTACGCCCGCCAAGCCAAGCGGACCACGCAGATCAACGTGGTGGGGCCTCGTGGGATCCAGATGCAGGGGCAGGTGATGAAGGCGAACGGCACGGAAAAGGACGTGCGCCGGAATCGGCTGCTGGAGGAAGCATGGCGCCGCTGGTGCCGGCCAGACACTTGCGACGTGGCGGGCCGGCTGTCGTTTCACGGCTTCGAGATGATGGTGGCCGGCAGCCTGCCGGAGTCGGGCGAATGCCTGATCAGGATCGTGCGGCAGCCGATGGGGCAGGGCCGCACCCCGCTGGCGCTGGAGCTGATCGAGGCGCACCAGCTCGATGAGGACAAGTCTGGTGTTTCAGATCGCGCCGGCCACGAATGGCGGCTGGGTGTCGAGATCAACCAATGGGGCCGCCCGACCCGGTACGCCATCCTGACCCGCCACCCTGGCGATGTGGAGCTGGGCCTGAACCGCCGTGGCGTAGAGCGGAAGCACGTCCTAGTGCCGGCGGCGGACATGATCCATGTGTTCCTGCCGGAGCGGATCGGGCAGAACCGTGGCGTGCCGTGGTTGGCCAGTGTGATCACGACGGTCCACAATCTCGGAAAATACGAGGAAGCTCATTGGACCCGAAAAAGAGTTCAGGCAGCCAGCCTCGGATGGATCCGCACCCCAGACGGTGAGCTGCAGGGTGATGAGGTCCAGAACGGACAGCAGCTGTTCAACACTGAGCCCGGTAGCTGGAACATCCTTGACCCTGGCCAGGAGCCGGTGGCGCCAGACTTCGGGCCGGATGATGGTCAATATGACAATGTGGTGAGGAATCTCACCCGGCGGTTTGCTGCTGGGTTCGGGTGTTCGTATGAGACCCTGAGCCGCGACTTCAGCCAGACCAACTACAGCAGCAGCCGGCTATCAATCCTTGAAGATCGCGATCACTGGCGAGTTGTTCAATCGGTGCTGATTCAGCACCTGCACCAACGTGTCTTTGAGGAATGGCTACGGGCTGCGATGCTGGCGGGTGAATTACCTTCGCCTGCGTTCAACGATTACTGGACGAAACCGGAGAGATACAACGCCCCAAGATGGCAGGCTAGAAGTTATTCGTGGGTTGATCCACAAAAAGAGATGAAGGCGTTAGAACTTGCTCGCCAATTAATGTTGCAATCTCACAGTGAGCAAATAGCTGAGTACACGGGCGAGCAGCTGGAAATGGTGCTCGCGCAGATCGCCCGCGAAAACCAGCTGAAGGAGTCGCTGGGCCTGATGCCCACCGTGGAGGAAGTCGAGGCACCGGCAGAACCCGAGCCGGACGAGCCGGACGACGAAGACGAGGAGCTCCAACCCCGGCGGCCATAGCGGCTGCAGAACCGGAAGCTCAGCGCTAGGATAGGTGTGCCCCGGCGCTGTGTCACCAGCCCGAGGCGTGACCAACCTGAACGGACAGGCTGATGGCATCAGTATCGCAAAACGGCCGGCGCAAGCCAAGGCCGTGGACAGCACAGGATCAGATCCTCGCGGAAGTGGCGGCGGCATGTGGGGTGAGCTACAGGGAGATTGGGCGGGTGCTGGGGTTTTCAGACACGTCTGTCGCAAGAAGGCTCATTCCGGCTGTCGCGGAAAAACAGCGCGAGAGTCAAAGACGTTTCTACGAGCGGAACCCTGACAAGCTTCTTGAGTTTCGCGAATACTCTCGTCGCTGGCATACTGCCAATCGTGACAAAATCCGGCCCCGCGCACGCCGATGGCAAATAGAGAATGCAGATAAAGTGATTGAGCACGCCCGCACATACAGACAGGCGAATCCTGATAAGGCGACTAAAAGCCGCCGCCGCTGGGATGCCGCAAACCCCGGAAAAAACCGCGAAAGGGCCCGCCGCCGCCGCGACTGGAAACGCTCCGCCCGTCGCCGCGCCTTGCGTCCGGTCACCCTTCATCAGATCGACGCCCGGTTCGCTCTATGGCAGGACCGCTGTGCATTTTGTGGTGTGCCCGCCACGGATCCGCGCAACCACGGGATTGAACGCCTTACTGTCGAGCATGTGCTAGCACTCACCAAGGGCGGCCTAGATGAGGCCGAAAACATCATCCCGGCGTGCTCCACCTGCAACTCCAGCAAGCACAACTCACCCATCGAAGACTGGTATCGGCAGCAGGAATGGTTCACGGATGCTCGCTGGGCCAAGATCCGCAAGCACTGCCCCGCCGCCGTGGTGGGGCAGCTCCCGCTGGGGCTGGCGGCGTAGGCCGTTCGTAGCCTGAGGCCAGCGACTATCCGGCTTTGGATCTCACGAAACTCAAAGGCCCTCAGCGGCGAGAGCTGCCGATGGGTCTCCGCGTCGAAGAAAAGACCGACGAAACTCTCACCTTCAGCTTCAGCTCTGAGGCTCCCGTCGACCGCTGGTTTGGCCGCGAGATCCTGGTGCACGAGGAAGGATCCGTAGACCTGGGCCGGATGAACGACGGCGGCGTCTATCTGTGGAACCACAACCGGGACGTGGTGCTGGGCGTCGCGGAAAAGGCCTGGCTCGGCGACGATCGCCGGCTCTACTCCACCGTTCGCTGGTCGCCCAACACCCTGGAGAAGGGCAGCGAGGAATACAAGCGCCGGCAGGATGTGGAAGCTGGCATCGTGCGCAACGTCTCGTTCGCGTACGAAATCAACAAGATCGACGAACGCGCCGACGGTTTTTACGTGACCGAATGGAACGTGCTGGAGGTCTCCAGTGTCAGCGTTCCCGCCGATCAGACCGTAGGCCTGGGCCGCGCCATGGATGAGCCGGCGGCTGAGCCTGAGCCTACTGCTGAGCCCACCCCGGAGCCCTCCGCACCGGCAGAGCCGACCGTGACGATTGACCCCGAGTTGGTCAAGTCTGCCGTTAGCAAGGCCCTCCATAGCCTGACAGCACAGGCCGCCGAGCGGACTGACACCCCTGTTCAGACTCTCATGACCACTGAAACGATCAACGTGGAGGAGGTGGCGCAATCCGCTCGCATTGCTGAGCGTGAGCGCGTCGCGTCCATCAAATCAATGTGCGACCAGTTCCAGCTTTCCGAGCTGGCCGAGAAACTCATCAACGACGACGCCTCTATCGATGCCGCCCGTGCGGTGGTGATGGAACAGATCGGCATGCGCAAGGTTTCCTTTGAGGGCCGCGTGCACGATGCCGGCGGCGCTGAGCTGGGCCTGAGCAAGCGTGAGGTGAAGCGCTACAGCTTCCTGCGCGTCGCTCAGTACCTGGCCGACCCCAACCCTCGCACTGCTGAGGCCGCCGGCTTTGAGCTGGAGGTGGCCCGTGCCGCCCAGGCCAAGCACAGCCGCAGCGCCAACGGCGTGCTGATCCCCTGGGAAGTGCTGGGCTCCAGCCGCGCTGCTGAGACCCCCGGCCAGGTGGTCGGCACCTTCGGCGATGGCGGCGCACTGGTCGGCACCGATCGGCTCGATGCGCAGTTCATAGATCTCATTAGAAATCGTTCCGCCTTCCTGAACAGCGGCCTCACCATGCTCTCCGGCCTGGAGGGCAACGTTGAGATCCCCAAAAAGCTCAGCTCCAGCCAGTATTACTTTGTCGGCGAGAACGCTGAGGTTGCCAACAGCAAGCTCACCTTCGGCCTGGTGAACATGATCCCCCGGACCATCGGCGTTCGCGTGCCGATCAGCCGCCGGATGATGATCCAGAGCTCCCCCGACGTGGAGAACCTGGTGCGGATCGACATGGCCGAGTCCGTGGCCTTGGGCATGGACTACACCATCGGCTACGGCACCGGCTCCAACGGCCAGCCGCTGGGCATCATCAACACCACCGGCATTGGCTCGGTGACCTTCGCTGGTGGCACTGCTAAGGACTTCCCCGCCAGCCTCGGCGGTGGCTCTGCCCTGAACTGCGGTGACTGGGGCGACTACGTGGACCTGGAAACCGAACTGGCGATCGACAACCTCGACGCCGGCTCAATGCGCTACATCGGCAACAGCGTGGTGCGCGGCGCCCTGAAGCAGACCCTGAGGGCATCCTCGGCTGGCTCTGACTACATAATGACCGATGCCGGCACTGTGAACGGTTACCAGTTCACCGTGTCCAACCAGATGCAGCAGAACGATGTTCTGTTCGGCAACTTCGCCGATTGCGTGGTGGGCATGTGGAGCGGCCTGGATGTGGTGGTTGACCCCTACACCCAGAGCGCCAGCGGCCAGGTGATTCTGACCGTGCATCAGGACTTTGACGTAGCAGTGCGTCGCGCTCAGTCGTTCGCTCTGGGCACCTGATTATGAGGCTGCAGATTCTCTCGAACTGCAGAGCAGACGGTCGCCACCTCGCTATGGGTGAGGTGGCTGACCTTCCTCAAGGCCCAGCTAACGAACTGCTGGCGATGGGCATGGCGTCGATTGCGCCAGAGCCCGAACTTGAGCCCGCCCCGGCCTGTCCACCCAAGCCGCGGCGCTCTGCAAAGACTTCCACCCCTGACCCCACCCCCACCCCGGAGGATTGATCAATGGCCATTGAACTCAGAAACCTGGAGCAAATCCAGGCCTTTACGATCCTGGCGCCAGCCACCCGCGACGCCGTGGGCAACACTACTGCGGTTGACGTGAGCGCTGTGGATGGTGATCTGCTGCTGCTGCTGTATGCCGCCGCCAGTGCATCCAGCACCGCGATCAAGGTGAAGGTGCAATCCGGCAATGCCTCTGACGGCAGCGATGCTGCAGACGTGGCCGGCGGCGTCTTTACCGATCTGGGCAGCACTGCTGCACTGCAGAAGCTGTCGATCCCCCGCGACCAGGTGGGCAAGTTTGTGCGGCTGGCCTTCACCGATGAAACCGGCAGCTACTCCGCTACCGTCACCTGCGTAGCAGTCGGCGGCGCCCGTTACGCGGTCTGACCATGATCCAGGAAATCCCCGATGATTTCCTGCTGGCTGACTTCGGCTCCAGCGTCACTGCTGGGGCCGTTGTTGGTTTGGGGTTTATGGACCGCGCCAGCCAGATCATTATGAATGACAACGTGGTGACGGTGGACTATGCGCTGACCGTCAGGACCGATCAGTTCGGCGGTTTGCAGTATGGCGACCAAGTGCAGCACGAAGGCCTGACGTACAAGCTGCAGCATGAGCCGTTGCGGCAGGCTGATGGCCGGTTCTGCGTGATGGTGCTGGAGCTAGTGCAGGAGGTCGTCACCTCCCTGGCGACGCTGAGCGGCCTGCGGATCACGACTCTGGATAACAAGCAACTCCGTATTCTGTAGGCATGGCTGAAACCACGATTACAGGACTGCCGAACGCCACGACCCCGCTCGATGGAACCGAGCGGGTGCCGATGGATCAGGCCGGCACCACGGTGGACGCCAGCACCCAGGCGATTGCGAATCTGGCGCTAGCTAATGCCTCTGCGGCCCGTACGGCACTAGGCCTGGCCACCACCGATTCTCCCACCTTTGCCGGCCTCACGATCACCGGCACGGCGCCGGTCGTCATCCCGCACATCCACGGCAGCATTGCCGGGAACTTTTACGTTCACGTCAAAAACACCAGCGGCGGTGAGCTAACAGCAGGCACAGCGGTCTATGCGACCGGCAGCGTGGGCAACACCGATCGGATCACGGTGGCGGCCTGCGACCCGACCGATCCGCTCAAAATGCCAGCGATCGGCGTGATGGAGACCACCTTGGCCCAGAACGGCGATGGCGATGCCGTGATCCTGGGCGAGCTAAGGCCGTTCAATTCCAACAGTTATCAGCTGGGCGATCAGCTCTATGTCGGCGCTGGTGGCGCCATGGTGGCGACGATCCCGGCATCTGGCGAGGTGCAGCAGGTCGGCAGCGTAGTGAGGGTGAACGTCAACACCGGGACCATCCTGGTGAACACCGGCGCGGCGATGGCCCGGGTGGGCTTCACGGGGGCCTATGGCGATCTGTCGGGGTTGCCGTTGATTCCCGCCCCGACCAATGCCGCCCCGCAGCCGCTGGCGGCTACTGCAGCGATCGGTAGCGGCACGGACTACGCCTTGGGGAACCACCAGCATCAGCGCGATTCCGATGTAATCGTGATCCCGGTGGGCGATGAGTCCACGGCACTCACCACCGGCACCAACCGGGTGAGATTCAGGATGCCGTTTGCCGCCACGCTGCTGGCGGTGCGGGCCAATGTGAACACAGCGCCGACCGGCAGCACGCTGATCGTGGACGTGAACGAGGCAGGCGCCAGCGTGCTGGGCACGAAACTCAGCATCGACGCCACCGAGTTCAGCAGCACCACCGCGGCCAGCGCCGCAACGATCACGGATTCCAGCCTGGCGGACGACGCCGAGATCAGCATCGATATTGACCAGATCGGCTCAACGGTGGCCGGTGCGGGCCTCAAGGTTTCGCTGTTCGTGCGGAGGGTCTGATGAGAAACCTTGTCCTGTTCGACACCCAGACCGCTCAGGTTCGGAATTACCCCAGAGCGGATGATCAACCGGTCGAGCAGCTCGACCCCCGCTACGCAGTGCTCCGTGTGGTGCGCGAGGCTCCCCCTGAGATCCTCCCTGACCAGCAGGCCAGCCAGACCCGCACGGTGGACCTGGAGGCTGGCGAATGGCGCTGGGGCTGGAGCGTGGTGGACATCCCGGAGCCGGCGCCAATTGCTGACTGGAGGACGTTTAAGCGCACTCTGCTGAGCCACCCCGCTATCAATGCGTTGCTGGGCGGCGGGGTGAGCACAGCCCCGGCTGCAGCGCTCAGCCTGCCTGCCACCCTGCTGGCCGCTGCCGGTGGCGGTGACGTGGACGATTTTCGGGCAGCCTGGCTGGGCCTACGCCGGCTGGGGCTGGTGTCTGCCGAGCTGCTGCAGGAGGTGCGCGCACTGGCGATAGCCCTACACCTGCCCGATGGATTCGTGGCGGCACTGGGCGGCTCACTGCGGCCTGCTGCCGCGAGCGTGGGTCAGGAGTGGGTGGACGCTGCCGGAGATCTGTGGGTGGTGACACAATCCCGTGGCGAGGGCGGGCAGTTCCTGCCGGATGATCCCGCGACCCCTGAACGGGAATCGCTGATCTGGGAGAGGGTGGACTGATGGCGATTATCTGGGTTGGGACGGGGAGGTTCAACGCCTACATCGGCCCTGTTCAGGATTACATCGACCGGGTGGTGGCTGCTGATGTAGCAGCAGGCAACACGCTGGGCCTAGAGGTTGGCGTGCGTGACGCCTACGACGTGTTCATCCGCGACTCGATCAACGTTGGCGACCTAGGCACCAGCGGCGGCGTGCTGAGCCAAGCCAACAGCATCATCAAGGCCGCGCCGATCATGGCCGGCGCCCGCACACTGGCCGGTGCGTTGGTGCCGTTGGTGGGGGCTGCGCCGACGAATTTCAATTTTGTGTCTGAAGACTACAACCGCAAGACGGGGTTGGTGGGGAATGGAAGTACGAAGTATTTGAATAGCAACAGGGCCGACAACGCTGACCCGCAAGACAACTACCACTTGTCGTTTTATGCCACCAGTTTTGCGGCATCCACGGCATACTTGATGGGTGCCGGGCAGTTTAGTTCAGGCGCGAACAATTTAGGATATGAGACTCCTGGTAGCTCTACGTTTTTTAGAAGCCGAAACAACAACACCAGCAATGTTATCGGGACTCCTGCATCCGGCCTTACGGGGGCCAGTCGCAGCAGTTCTTCGACATTTATCGGCCGCACCGGCGGCACAAGCACCACTTACTCGCGGGTCTCGCAGACTCCTACGGGCCTAAATGTTGGCGTGTTTGGTTCGGATACTGCTGCGAGCGCTAGGTCAGCATCCCGCCTCGCCTTCTACAGCATAGGCGAATCCCTAGACCTCGCCCTACTTGACGCCCGCGTGACCGGCCTAATCAACACATTCGGAGCTGTTATCCCATGACCCGTAATGTCGCAATGATCGCCGCGATGATGCCCCCGGCCAGCGTTGCCGTTGCGGTGCTGCTGGAGCCCACCCCATGCCCTACCTGATCCGCTTCACCGCCGCCGTTGCACTGGTGGCCGGCCTGCTGGTCTGGCTGTTGAGTGCCGCGCCCCTACCAGTGGCGCTGGGCGTCGGGGTCGTCTGCGCTTGGCTGGTGTTCGATCTGGTGCAGCCTTTTTAGCCTGAGGCCATGGCAAGTATCCGCGAACAGATCCTCGAACGGATTAAGACCGTCACCCTTCCTGGCACGGTGCAGGTGGGGCAGCGGATCTACCGCAGCCGTGCGCAGGCGTACTCCAAGTCCGAGGCGCCAGCGATCACGATCAGCCCTGGTGAAGATAATCCGGTCAACGCACCACGCACCATCGGCGCCAGCCTGGGGCGCCTGGATCAGGCGCTGCCGGTGCTGGTCGAGATCTACGTGCGCGGCGACGTGCCCGACCAGCTGGCGGATCCTATCGGCGTGGACGTGCACAGCAGAATGATGGCCGACCGCACGATGGGCGGCCTAGCCCATGACGTGCAGCCCGATGGGTTCCGGCCTGAGTATGAGCAGGCGGACGGCTCCGCCGGGTGGATGCAGCACCGGTTCCTGATTCGTTACCGGACCCGAGACGATGCGATCGATCAGTTGCCCTGACTCCGTAGCCTGAGGTTAGGACGCTCAGCCCCCATCCATGGCGGAACAATTCGAGCACCACGGCGAGTCTGGTGAGTACGTGATGCTCCCCAGCGGCCAGATGGTGTCTGCTGCTGACTACCAGCCGCCCAAGCCGCCTGAGCCCACCAAGCCCGCCCAACCCAGCAAGGCCAAGGACTGATGACTGCTCTCCTGATCCGTAATTCGTTCTTGCTGGCCAAGACGGAAACCGCTTACGGCACCCTGGCCAGCGCGATCGGCGCCACTGATGCAGTGAAGATCACCTCGCTGGAGGTGAACCCGCTGACCGGCACACGGGTCGAGCGCAACCTGATCAAGGGCTTCCTCGGCGCCGACCGCCAGCCGCTCACCAATGAGCACGTCGCCGTCACGGTGACATTCGAGTGGGGCGGCTCCGGCGTCGCTGCCACCGCACCCCGGTTCTCTCCGCTGCTGCTGGCGGCCGGCATGAATCTGGCCGCATCGGCCGAGATCACCGGCACGGCCACTGCAGGCGGCGCCAACACACTGACTCTGGCAACCAGTGGCGGCGCCAACTCGGTGACTGACGCCTACGTGGGTTTCCCGATTGAGATTGTCTCAGGCGTTGGCGCTGGCAACAAGGGCGTGATTGTTGCGCACGATGGCGCCACCCGCGTGGTGACGGTAGTTCCCTCTACCGCCGCTTTCACTGCTGGCGCCACCAGCGCCTACAAGATTCCCGCGCTGTCGCTCTACCAACCGATCAGCACCTTCGGCAATGGCAGCAGCTGCACGCTGGTGGCGGTGAAAGATCAGAACGTGCACCGCATCGAAGGCTTCCGCGGCTCCCCAGCGCTCAACTCACCGCTGAACAGCTACGGCACCTTCACGATCACCGGCATCGGCAAGTACGTCACCCCAACCGCCAAAAGCTCTGAGAGCTTCACCTACGGCAACCAGGCCGAGCCG